ATCATTAGTATTCTTATAGTAAGTATCATGATTACCAACCAACATATGCAAGTTGATTTTTTGAAACCTGTCAAGAAATCGCTCACGAAAATCTTTCGCAATTCTATAAGAGATGAACTTTCTTCTATCCATTACATCGCCAAGATGTATGACTGTTGTAATATCATTTTCTTCCAAATATGGAAAAAATAGTTCCTCGTAAAACTTATAGAAATACTCGTTAAAGTTTAGATTGTCGTTTCTTGCCCCAAAATGAGTGTCGGTGATTAGAGCTATTTTCAATCTTCTTTCTCCATAAAAACCTCTAGTCCTTTTTTCTTTGTGGACTGTTTTTTCTTAGGTTTATAAACATCCTCGTCTGGTAAGAAAGCAGCCAAGTCAATGTTATCAACTTGATATGAATTACTATCACCTTCCATAGTGGTGAATGAGTTATAAGCCTCTCGTTCAATCATTTTATTTTTTATATGACTTTGTTTCTTCTCTTTCGCAATTCTTCTAAGAAAAGCATAATAGATAATTTGTGTAAAATATGCAAAGGGATTTTTAGATTTTTCTGGGTTGAAGTTTTTAACATACTGCAAACAGTTTTCAATCCCATCTGAAATCATTTCATCTCTGTAAGTATAATTAATGAAGTTAGGACGATAGGACAAGTGTGTTGCTATTTTCAGAAAACACTCACCAATATAATTTGTTACGGGAGGAATATTTTCTTCATCGGGCCAAGTCTCACGCCAATCAATCATAGCTTGCAAGAATTTTTTATTATCTACATAGTGGACACTTTTTTTCTTTGCCATTTATATCTCCAATCTATAATAGATAATAACCAATTATCTAAAAAATGTCAATACCCATTTAATTCAAAAGGAGTATTGACATTCGCAAAAAAACTAGGTACATTAAGTATGTGCCTGGGTCAATGAATAAGTTTAGAGTCTGTTTGAGCTTCCATTAACAGTTCATCATATTCATCTACCTCTGGAGATAGAGATTCTTCCTCATCCCATTCCTCGTCTATTTTTCTGATTACATGTTCGTAATATTTTGATAGTCCGACTGAGGCGTCTACAACAAAGATACAATGACCTTTATTTATGGTGACGTATTTTTGTTCAGTGAGGTGTTGCATGTATGGCTTCAAGTTCAAAACCTCGTCAATGTGACCCTGTTTATTTAATTTTGGCATAACATCCATTTTTAATGGGTTCATGACTTCGTAATATTCAGAAGTTTCACTGCTCATCTCACAGATGATCATTTCTTTATTACTTAGCTTTAAAATCTTGTAGTTTTCTAGGTTCATTTTAATTTTACCTTATCTATCTTGTAATCGAACTTTTGTTCATCATAGATATTTAGACGTTGTTGAAAGTGTCTCAACGTAAAATTGATCCTACCCCCGGCACTGATAAGATCATCGGAGATGTCAAAGACTTTGAGACTTTTGCTTTTGTCTCCAACTCGCAAACCACGCCCAAGGGACTGAAGCACTCTGATTTTGCTTTTTGAGGGGCTTGCGAACACGATGTTATTAATATTCCGAATGTTAATACCAGTGCTGAAAGTACCGTAGCTTGCAACGATGATTGAATTTTCTTCATTTTCCACTATCTCCCTTATCTGTTCTCTGGTATCTGTATCAACTCCCCCATAAACAAAAAATACTTTTCTTTCTTTATATTTATCTTTTATGGTATCGTATAACGGTTCACCATGTTTTTCTACAAATTGGAAAAGGACGAGAGTGTTGCCATTAAGATAACCCACAAGGTTACATAAAAAATTATTCCTTTCAACCTTAGTAACGATGTATTCGAGTTCTGCGGCATATTCAAAGTCCTTTACTATTTGTCTATCCTCATCAGGATATTTTAAAATTATACAATCAATTTTTAAATTAGCTAATGTCTTATCATCTATTAACTCTTTAGTTGTAACAACATATTTTGCTTTACCAAATAAACCCTCTAATACTAGTCTGTGTGTTTGTGTTCCATCTAATGTACCTGTCAAACCAAAACGATATTTACAAGTGTCAAGTTTTGTCAAAATACCAGTAAGAGATTTCGCTTTGAACAAATGTGCTTCATCTCCAAACACCGCACCAAACTGTCTAAAATATTGTCTGGGCATCCTGTGAATGGATTGCCACGTTGATATGACAACATCTTTCGTAACTTTCCTATCATGGCCCTGATATATTTTCTGACAATATGTTCCAGAACTCCAACCATAATCTTCAAAATCTTTATACATCTGTTCGACAAGTGATGTTGTCGGAACTAGTATCAAAGTCTTAAGTTCCATCATTTGATAGTATCGAACAAGACAATATATTATTAGTGATTTGCCCGAAGCAGTAGGAGAAATAAGCAAAGCCCGATTTGTGGAAATAGCGTGGGCAATGGCATCAATTTGATAATCTCGTACTTTAATTCTTTGTCCGTTAAGAGTGGGTCTAAGCCCTCGCACAAATCCTTGCACCACACTTGAGGCAATATCTCTCTCACTTCTGATTCCTTCTGCCAGTTCATAACGCTCACCACTATTACTAAGATACTCCTCTATATAGGGAAGAAGTCCGACATATATTTCACCTGTGACAATGTTATACAATCTAATCTTTCCATCCCATATTTTATTTCTATAAGCAGGCATATATTTGAAGCCAGGAACTTCAAAGGTGAAGAAGTCGTTGAGTTCAGCCGCCACGGATGGCTCAACATCAGTAAGTCTTAGATTGACCTCATTCTTTTTAGATATTAGCATTTTGGAAAGTTCCAACTTCCCCATATTCACCTCTTACAATAATATTCCAAGATATGCTAATTCTATCTACAGGAGTTGGAGGAACCCAATGTTGTAACCAAGCGGGGAAAATATATCCTGTGCATGGCAAACAGAGAAACTGTATCATGCTTGAATTATATTTGTTTGGTTTATTTCTTGGAGATAAAATACTTGATTGAACTCTAGGGTCAAAGAATTGTATTGGAGATGCTGGAGACTCAGTATATAAATAGAATACACCAGATAGTAGATTGTTAGAGTGTGTATGTGGTGGGTGTGATTGTCCTGGCTTTAGATGGTTTGACCACATACTCGTAATTTCTATTTTATCAAACTCATATTGTAAATCACTTAAATACTTTTTATTTTGTTCTAGAATAATATTTTTTAAATTTTGAAACGTAGAGAGAAGATGCAAACCGTCTTTTGACTGATTCACAATATCTTCCTTTTCATTAGATAATATGAATGCATTCATTTGTGTAATATCCAATTGGTTAAGATCATCAAAACCACAGTTGAACTGATATATTACCGTTGGAAATATTTCGTGTTTATTTACATTAACCATGATACAACACTCCACCTCTCACCCTCTGTAACTTTCTTAACCTCATGGGGAAACATAAAATTAGAAGGAAATACCAAAGCCGAACCTTTTGCTGGCTTATATGTATTTCCAGCGACTATTATCTCACCGCCCTCATAATCATCATTCAAAAACAATAGGACTGAAGATTGGGGATAACCATATGATTGACCATGAGAGTGGTGTATATTGTCGATATGTAAGGACATGAAGCCGCCAGCACCATACTTATTAATACGAAAATCGGTATGACGTATACAGCTAAAGAATTCATAATCCTCTCCGTATAACTTAGCAGATTGTAAAACAGACTCTCTTAATTTTGGATAAGGTCTATTCTCCTCTCTTACCCAAACCTCATCCATCTTGACTCTTTCTTCACTATTTTGACTCTTCTGTTTATGATTAGAGTAAGTTGAAGCATTCCAAGACCAAGGATAACTAAAAATTTCACTAATATCATTATCAGATATTACGTTCTCATAATAACCAATCCAATAAGAAACATCCTCTAAGACTTCTTTAGCGATTTTAGTTAGCATCAAAATCCTCCGGCCAAGAATTTTTTCCAATCTTGAGCATTACGAATATCCCATCCTCTATTATCTATAGACTTTATCACACCGTCTATAAACTCAACGATTGTCTCATAGTAAACAACCTTTTTTTCAAGCTCAATGATATCTTCATCAGAGTTGATATACATCTGAAGGTCATTTTTCAAAACCTTCAAATCAAATGGCTTAGCGGCATAAACCTTCGCATCAGCTTTACCACCATAGTATTCCCACTTCTCACGATATAGTCTTTTGTGTTCCCCTTTACATTGAAACATCATGAGTTTGTATTTGGACTTATAGTCCAGCCATTTTGGTTTGATGATTTGATTTTTATATGATTGTTGGTGTAGGTCTTCATCATCTATAATAATAAGGTCTTCTTTGGCTTCTGCCTGTAATTCACTTAACTTATCCATTTATTTCCTTTATAATGTGGTAAATTCATATAATTGATATGTAAATGTTGCTTGCGCTGTTAAATATTGAACATCTGCCGCATCCTGACTAAATTGTATTCCACTTAGTGCCACTGGATACATATTCTGATAATCAACTTGAAGAATAGGATTGTTCTTATTCGACAACACTATTAAGTTAGCATCAGAAAATAGAGCGTTCGCTGGTGTGGTTCTTCCAACTCTCTCTGGAGATGGTGTGCCAATCGGTTGACTAGGAGTATTTGAGATATTTGATCTAAAATCACTAAACTGTTTTCTGCTTTTCGGGAAACCAATCGCAGTCATCCACTCATGTAGCGACCTATAGTTTTCTAAAAACTCATCAATAATAAAAGTTATCTCTAGATTTTCATATGTCAGTTTATCGCCCATGATTGGAATATCCTTAAACGGCGTGGGAAAAATAGCCTCTCCCATGTTGATGCCAGGAATATTCGCAGCGACTGTGAAAAACTCAACCTTCGGTAATTGGTTAATACCAAAACGAAATTGAGTTGGACTTAAATAATCCAGTTTATCTGGTTGTCTTCCAAGTGGACCTGTTGCCATGATATAGTTATTTATAACATCAGAAACGACTCAAAAATCTTGCTATGTAGTGAACAAAGGGTAACAATGACAAAGCCATCAGCAAGTTCATACCAGTGTGTGCCATCGCTATTCGTAATGTATCACCCTTCGGCATACCATCAGAAACAAATGCTCCAGCTAACCATATAGTTCCTGTTGTTCCCACATTAGCTCCAAGCACCGCTGCTACTGCCGCTGGTAGAGGAACTGCCCCAGACGCAACAAGAGCAATGATTGCGGTGGTGGATAGAGATGACGATTGCCACAACAATGTCATGACGATACCACCAAGAAACATCCAAAGTGGATTATGAATAAAATACGACAAATGGTCAAGGTTTCCCATTGACTTCATACCACCCGAAAACATTTTTAGTCCGATATAGAATACTACAAGCCCAACAAGAGTTGTAATAATTGGGTTACCTAAATCCATTTTTTTCACCTTTTTAATTAACTTTTTTGTTTCACTCATGTAAAATACCTCTCTCAATTATGTAGTCGCCATTTTTTCAGTGTAACAAAAAATTAATATTACCTCATATTTGCAAGTGGATTATTTAAAGCCTTCTTGATCTTTTCTTGAAGTTCTTTTCTCAACTCTTTCATGTCACGGGAAAACTCCCTGCTATCCTCTTTCACTCTCTGTTCTGTATCTTCCACGATCTTCTCAATCCTACGAACATCTTGCTTCATATCTATCTTCATATCACGATTTATACCAGCAATCAGTTTAACCTCATCCTTCAGCACATTCATTTCTTCTTTGAACAAATCTATTTCTTCGTCCATTCTAGATTCCATGATTGCTATCCGTTTATCAAATCCTGATAAGTCTGGTGCCACATAACTTTCTATCTTTTCCTTCATATCCATATAGTCTTTCCAGAACTCAAATCCTGCGTAAAGACCACCGCCGAGGGTACTCAATGCTGTAATAATAACGAATATCTTTCCACCTCGAAACTTGACCCCGGCAAA